TGCATACTTCAGTCCAGAACCACCACCTTGTTCCTGCATCGGAACGTATGCCCCCACAACCGCATACAAGTGATTAGTAACGATCATTGGAATTTTAGCAAGACCAAGTTTAAGAGTTAGAATCCTGAACGTCCCCTTAATTAGCTGAGCCTTTGTCATATCCCTAACCTGTTTGTCGTTTAGAGTATCCTCAATTTCTTTGGTAGTGGAAAGCATACCAAGAGAATCAAGAACAAACATACAGGGGGATCTTTCGGCTTCAGATTTTTTACTGTAAAGCTCTACAGCCTTGAGTGCCTTATTGCGAAACTCTTCAACTGTCACTACATTAATAACAACAATTCTGGAAGTATCCACACCACGTTCTTCAAGAAGTTTTTTAGTGACTGCAGATTCTGTGTCAAAATAAAGACACATTGCATTGGGATCTGAGTCAAGAAAATTCTTAACAACCGCCAAAGCTACGAATGTTTTACCCGTGCTGGTCTCCCCAGCTAGGGCAGTGATCTTATTACCACTAACCCCACCAAAAAGACTTCCAGAAGCAACTGCATTGAAGATGTAAGAACCTGTATCTACAAATACCTCTTCTTCTTCAATGTCCTTTGCAAGTTTGGTGTATTCTCCACCCACTTCTTTAATTACGTCTTTTAAAAAGTCCATACTATTCATCCAAATAAAAAGTCTAATGTAGCCACCCTTTCGGTTTTCCAACCAATAACATCTAGAATCGCCTTCAACGGTGTAATGAATGTCTTTTCAAACTGAGTATTATAATCAATGAAATTTTCTAATCCTAGTTCCGTTGGAAATCTCTGAATGAAACCAATTACATTGTCGTTAATTGGATTGGGCATTTTCAGATAACAATACTTGATCTTTTCACCATCTTTAATAAGAGGGTATTTCATCTCTAGTTTATTTTTTTTTATGTGCCGATTATAAATTATAGAAGCTCTTGATTGAATTGGGGCACCTTTAACGAAAGAGTTGTTTGCGGCCGAGTATTTATCAACATTGCTGACCCCCTTAGGAAAGGATACATCTTCAGGAGGGAGTGCGAAGAACTCTTTTTTGCAGTTTTCAATAAAGTCAATAATTTCCTCATTGTTCCCATTTAGGATAAGATTGATGCCTTCCCTAATTCGTGTTCTACAATAAGCAGGAGTTGAGGATTTGATTGCGGAAATTCCAGAAATGATGATCTTTGGCTCTGCAAATCTTACACCCTCATTATCCCAAACATTCATAATGTAGTTCTTTTTGGCAACCCATAATCCAGATGAGCAGAGTTTTTCTCTTTTCATTTGGAGTTTATTATCATAAGCACCCAAAAGATCGCAAATCTCAACGAAAGATTTATCAATGCACTCTTGAACTCTAGTTGAGCAAACTTTATCCATAAAGTTAATAACTTGAGCCATTTCAACATTCTTATCTCCAAAGATTCTTTGGATAATTGGTTCAAAGTTAATCATAATAGAATCGGTATCCATTGCAATCGCAAAGTCAAAATCTTGAGTTCCAGCAATCTTATTAAGAAATGCATTCATCTGTTTCTCTAGCCAGCGAATAATTGCTTGACCGGTATAGGTGATGGCTTCTGCGTTTCTCAAGTCATAGTATCTAAAATACTCACATCCTAGAGTTCCAAAAGCAGAGTTTAGAACAGTCTTTTTAACATTCTGGTAGTTGTTATAAACTGTTATTTTCTTTTTGAGGTCTTCCGATGGAGCCTTTTCATACTAAGCCTTTGCGGCCAACATCATTTTTTTGTTTACGACTCTTTCATTATAGAGCTTTTCCATCAACTTAGGCAAGAATCCTTGAAATGATTTTGTATACATTGACCCATTGACGCAAACACTACAATCAGTATCATTTTTAAATTCTTCAGAAAGAATTGCATCAACAGACACCTTTGAATTTCGTTGAGAAACTAAAGTCTCGGGACTGATGTTGAATGTTCTAATAATTGTTGGGTATAGTGCATTTACGTCATAAGTCACGATGTAATTAAACTTTCCAACTTGTGTCGGCTTAACGTATGCTCCTTTGAACTTTTCAGTTTTGAGCATCGTTTCCTGTTTTTGGGGAATGCAGATTTTTTCTCTCTTAAGATAGTTGTAGATGATGGAATCCCACATTCTACTTTGATAAAATACATCCTCAAAATTAACTCTAGTATCAAATGCCATTGCAATTGCAAGACCGATAAGACCCAGATGTTCTTCAAGCCTACTTACAAGTTCACAATCTTTGATGTTATACCTAGTGAAGGTGTCAAAATCTTTCGTGTAAAAATCGGCAAATGTTTCATACTGCGAGTGATCTAATTTAGATTCACCGAGAATCTCCTGGGCAACCGTATCAAGTCGGTTATTCTCTAAGTTCTTTCCACTAAACTTTTTAAAAAGAGCAAGAAAGTCTAGACAGGCAGTTCCGGCAATGTCATAGATGTATTCTTCACGAGAAGATTTTTCAAGGGTTATCTTCCGTTCTCTAATGTATTTCCAAACAGATAGTCGTTTTGCATCAGCTTCTGAAAGAGTAACAGCAATTCTACGAAGAAGATACGGAATGTCAAAGAACTCGCAGTTGAATCCAGTGATAACGTCGGGATAATCATTCTCCCAGAACTCAATAAAGGATTTTAATAGTTCTTGCTCATCCTTACATTCAAAGTAAATGTTATTCTCAACCTTCCCCGAAAAGGGGCGACTGCCCCAGGTATAAGTTTTCTTTGTTGCAAAATCTTGAATCGTAATAAGAAGAACTTCTTCTCTTACGTGTTCAACATTAGGAAAGCCATAGGTTGATGTAGTCTCAATGTCAATAATGTAGATTTTCATCTTATTGACATCAAAATCAATTGTCTCTTCGGGGTAATTATCCGAGATGTATTGAGTTACGGGAGAGATGTCCCCATAGATCGTAAAATTATCAACATCCTTATACTTGTTGACAAATTCTCTAGTGTCTCGGATAGAACGAGGTTGAACGGGTTGCAGATAATCACCATAAAGAGTTTTATACTCAGTTGGCTTATTGCTTCTGATGTATAGTGTTGGATAATACTCAACCTTATCCCTAAAGGAAACCCCGTCTTCGTAACCTCTTACATACAGGTAATTTCCTAACTGCTTTACGCTAGTATAGAATCTCATTCTAGAACCAAACTCTCATACTTTGCAAGAAGTGTTGCATTTGGTTTTGCAAGAGTAATAAATTTACTTGAATGCACCATAAACTGATTGTCATTCGTGTAGTCAACCAAATACGGTGCAAGAACGCTGTGGACCGTATCAATAATAACAAACGGTTGAACTAGACGACAATTTGGAAGTCCTTCTTCTTCTGGTGCAACTTCCTCAATTTGAGAAATAAGAATTTGTTTATCAAGAACAACAATAAAACAGTCTAGAATTAGTCTTGCCTTTCTTTTCGGTAGTGCTATTGCCTTCTTGGTTGGCTCTGAATTATTAACTTCGGTTAGCATAGTTTTCGTCATAATGTTCACAAAAAAGAGCAGGGCGTTATCTGATAGTTGCCAGATGCCCTGCTCTTTGAACGGCGACGATACTTGGGAGGCAGCCGATCTATTTAGATCAGATAGTCTCTCCTTTTCTCGTGATCTGGCACATAACGGTTAATAGTGATGGTAAGAAGTCCATTCTCAAAAGAGACGGTATCAACTTTCCAAGGTTCGGGCAAGACTCTTGCCCATTTGAAATTGCGGAATGCAACTCCCCTTTCAATGTAGGTTCCTTCAGCCTTTTCCTCTTTCGCACCTTCAACGGTTATCTTTCCGTTTTCGGTGTAAACTTTGAGTTCGGAACGATTAAAACCAGCAAGAGCGATTTCTACTTTACGCCTGGTATCCGATTCCTGAATTATGTTGACTGGAGGATAAGTGGTATAGGTTCCAGAAAGAGAATAGACTCTATCAACAAGAGTATCAAATCCTAGAGCATACCTATCAATGTCATCAAAGATTTTAGACAGATTCGTTGTCGTATAGCGAGCTAGTGCCATTTTGTTTCTCCTTTTTAAGCGAGTGTGTTAATCACAAGACCCCGAAGGCATCTTGCTACGCTTATTTAGCAGGAGGTTATAAAATGTGCAAGTCTGGCAAACCGAACTCAGCTTTTC